AATTCCGCGATTTCGGTTGGCTTGATTGTATGACGGTACGAAGCCTTTAATAGTTTTAGCTACTTGATAGTCCTTAACGATTCCTCGTTTCAAGTAACCTGGGATTTCAAGTCCAAGTTTGTACTTGTCTCCCTTTATAAAGAACTCAATGATTTCCTCAAATAGAGGATGATGGTGGGTGTTCTCTAATATCATAATCCATCTCAGAATCTCCATACGTGCATTCCACTTTTTAGGGTCGTGGAANCGTTCTGGGTTCATCCCAGCGTTTAGGGCAAGTACGGTGGGATAGGCACCTGCAACAATATCGCTTCCTTTGATCCGGATATCTTCATCAAAGAAACGTTGTAGGTACACTAGCGTGTTGTCGTTAATCCTCTGTTTATCAGCGTTAGCCTCTAAACCACACAGAGAGGATGCCGTTTCAATTACATTTGCGAAGTTTGTAATCTTCATTATAGGTCATTGCCCCGTCGTCACCCAATAATTGATCACCTACTAGCGGGACTTGTTCATTGATTAACACGTGAACGAATTGCGATATAATTGATTCGCTTAAGTTAGTCCATCCTGACCCAGATGCTAACCCGTGCGTGCCAACAGCCATCTCTTTTGTACTGATCATAATTGGAATCTCTATACTGTGGAATAAAGATTCACGCAATCCGGCTCTGTACTGCGGCTGAAATATTGGCGCGAGTATATCGTACACAATCTGCATTTGATCTTTTCCCATGGTCTGATCCATTCCCGTATAGTCCATGGCCGCTTTGAACTTAGCGTCAAATGCTTTCTGACGATGAAATGCTAATTCTACATCTTCGAAGCCTTCCCAGGCTGCAAAGCTTAAGACTCCGTTCTTTCGAATTGCATCCATTATAGGTACAACATATTGTTTCTCGACGAGATTGACGGACATTGGAAACATAAATATAAACCTCGGTTTCTGACGGGCTGATCTGGACCCGAGAACTGCCGGGTATGTTTTCCACAATCCCGATTTTGCGTCACTTACCGCCTTGCTTCGCACTTCAAGGTGGCTCCTGCGGGAGAAGTCAGGCAAACCGGAGTTGGTCTGCAACTTGTCTTCTTGGATATCATGCAGTAAGACTTGCTCTGGAGAAAGAGCTCTCAGTGAATGGCCTGAGAATAAGATATCCCTCGTTTTCTTTACTAGTCTCTGATACTCGGAGGAATTGAGTATAGGTGCAGGTTTTAACCTATTGAAATAGGCTTCTAAATCCTTCATCCTGTCCTTTAGGGCTGGTGATCCACCTTGGGCCCCGAACTTCGACCAGCGAGTGTTTTCGTACTCGATCAATCTAGGATACTTACTTTCATAAGCATCTAGAATCTTCTGCCACTTAGCTTTTACCTCATCTTCAGACAAATCCTTATAGAGAGGCGTCCTTGGGGTAGGCATTGACCCGGCGCTCAATGAATCAAAATGAGCGGAAAGACCTGTTGCTTTCTTGGACTGAATACTTGACAGCGTTTTTG